GACCGGCGGTGAAGGTCGAAACGGCGGAGGCGGGCGTGGTGACGGTCACGTACACCTTCAACCCTGACGGCTATGCCGCGCAGGTCAAGGATGGCAACGGGCGTCGCACTGCGCCTGGCGAAGTGATGGTCACTGTGTTAGCGCGGGAGGGCGATGGCACGCCGTCCGGCGATCTGCTTAACGGTGTTCGCCAGCATTTCGCCCGACCTGATGTGCGGCCCGAGACCGACCGGGTGACCGTCCAGGGCGCGCAAATCAAGACCTACAAAATCCGCGTGGTGGCGAAAATCAACGCCGGTCCCGATTCCGGGCTGACCAAGGCCGCCGTGCAGCAGCAGCTGCAGGCGTATGCCGATTCCTGTCATCGCCTCGAAGGGCGAGTCGACCCGAGCTGGATCGACTACACGCTGCACAACGCCGGTGCGGTTCAGTTGCAAATCCTTGAACCGCTGGCGCCGATTGTGACGACAGCTTTCCAGGCGCCCTTTTGCACGGGGGTCGAGGTCGAGGTGGATACGTTATGAGTGACGACACACCTGGGCCGAGTCTGCTCCCGGCCAACAGTTCACCGCTGGAGAGGGCGCTGGATCTCGGGTTCGGCAAACTACTTGAGCGCATAACGCCGCCGTTTCCAGCGTTGATGAACCCCGGCGAATCACCATTGGCGTTCTTGCCGTACCTCGGCGCGGATCGCGGTGTCAGCGAGTGGAGCTCCGAAGCACCCGAAGCGGAAAAGCGTTTAACGGTAGAGCTCGCCTGGGCCACCGCGCGGCAGGCAGGTACTCGCAAAGCACTGGAAAACGCCGCCAAAGGTTTGCAACTGCAACCCGACGTGCGCGCCTGGTACGAGCAATCGCCACTCGGTCAGCCCTACAGTTTTTCCGTCAGGGCTTTTACCGAACAGCCTTACAGCGAAGAAATCGATGCGCGTCTTGATCGACGCCTGGCGGACGCCAAAAGCGAACGCGACACCTTGAAAATCTCCGTCGGCCTGAGCGCCTTCGGTCATCACGTCATCGGCGCCGCCACCATGTGCGGCGAGCTGGCCACGATTTATCCGATTGTCATCGAAGGGCTCGAAACCTCGGGCCAGGCCTTTATGGCGGCCGGGCTCTACGCCGTCGAAACCTCCACTATTTATCCTCAGGGGTCCTAAATGGCCGACTATTACACCCTGCTTACCAACGCGGGGATTGCCTACGAAACTGCCTGCAAGGCGGCGGGCACACCGATCAAGCTGTCGCAGATTTCCGTCGGCGACGGCGGTGGTGCAGTTTACAACCCGGCGGCAACCGACACTGCGCTCAAGCGCGAAGTCTGGCGCGGGCCGCTCAATGCACTGTTCCAGGATGAGAAAAATCCGAGCTGGTTGCTGGCTGAAGTGACCATCCCACCGGATGTTGGCGGCTGGTATGTGCGCGAAGCCGGGATCTGGACAGATACCGGGATTCTGTACGCCATCGTCAAATACCCGGAATCGTTTAAACCGGTTTTGGCGACGTCGGGCTCGGGGAAAGAGTTTTACATTCGCTCGATTTTCGAGACCAGTAATGCGTCGTTGGTGACGTTGTTGATTGATGACACGGTGGTTAAGGCGACGCGTGCGTGGGTGACTTCCTATGTCGCTGACGAACTTGCAAAACTCGACAGCAAGCAATCGGTGCGCGTGGCGACTACCGCCAACATTACTCTGGCCGGGCCTCAAGCAATCGATGGCGTGGCCGTTGTTGCGGGTGATCGCATTCTGGTAAAAAACCAGACGGCTGCGAAAGATAACGGCATCTATGTTGCGGCGGTTGCTGGCTGGGGCCGGGCGAAAGACGCGGATGTCAGCGCGGACGTAACGTCGGGACTGATCGTCTCCGTAGAGCAGGGGGCGACGCTGGCCGATACTCGCTGGCAGTTGATCACCGATGGGGCGATTGTCCTGGGTACTACGGCACTGACGTTTCAGAACGTGACGCAAGGGTTTGCACCGCTCAACTCGCCGGTGCTGATCAGCCCAACTGCAACTACGCCTGCTCGGTTTGATAACACCAAGAAGCTTGCAACGACTGAATGGATCAAGACCAGAGGGGTCGAGCTAGGTGGTTTTTACTCGTTTATTGCCCCGTTAACAGGTATCGCGGCGCACGTGGGCAGTCTGGTGCACTGTTACGGTAACGGGCCCGTTTCCTACAGTATTCCTGACTCGGTGGCTAATGGCATTCAGGCAGGCGCCACCATACGATTGCAGAACTGGTCAATTGCAACCCTGTTTCTGTCCACTCAGGGGGCGGACAAAATGCAGGAAAGTCTCTCTATTCCGCCTTCCGCTGCGAGCAGGTCGGTTCCACCAGATACCTATCTGGATATGATCTTCGTTGGCGACGGGGCCTGGGTTTTGCTGGGTACTGGTGTCATCGGCAAGACTGCACCGTTTGGTGCACTGATGTCGCAGAACGGATATCAGAAAAACCCATCGGGCTTGATCGAACAGTGGGGAATCATTCCTTCTATCCCTGCCAATGGCTCGGTTTTAATTACTTTCCCCATTGCATTCCCAACCGCCGGTGCTGGGTAATCGATAGCCGGGGGGGCGTCAGGCCCAGGCATACCTGGGGTCAACTGCTACAACGTCTCAGCCACCCAAGTTCGGTTCTGGAATCAGTCCACCACTGTGGCGACACAGGCTGGGGGGTATCGAGTTGTCGGCTTCTAAGGGAGATCTTATGTTTACTTCAAAATCTACTCGCGGATTTTACGATGCGTCTATTCATGCGCTGATGCCTGATGACGTGATTGAAATTACTGCTGAATATCACGCTGATCTGTTGGCGGGACAGGCTGAGGGTCAGGTTATTAGCTGGGGGGATGATGGCTATCCGGTGTTGATGGATTCGCCCCCACCATCCTCGGCTGAGGTCGCGGCGATCGAGCGTGCATGGCGCGATAGCCAGTTGGCAGCAACCGACGCCACAGTCACTCGCCATCGTGACGAGGTGGAAGAAGGTTCGCCAACAACGCTGACCCCGGCGCAATACGCCGACCTGCAGGCATATCGCCGCGCATTGCGTAGCTGGCCAGAATCTGGCGAGTTCCCCTTGAAAGAACACCGGCCCCCGGAGCCGGAATGGATCATAACCCTACCTCAATAAACGCCCCGCACCGTCGGGGCGTTTTCTTATCCGCTATTTACACCCAACAGCCCCTTCTTAAAACCAAGGGGATTTTTCGTTTATGGAGAAACCCAAAATGGCAGAACGCCAAACCTACACCGTCCTCGTCCCGTTCCCTGTCGGGCGTGGTCACTGGTCGACCGCTGGCCAGGAACTCGACCTGCTCGACGTCGAAGCCAATGCGCTGCTAAGCGCCGGTCGCCTGGAGCTGAAATCCACATCCACTCAGGCCGAACCGGCCGCTGCCAAGAAGGCTGAATAACCATGGCTGAGGTTTTGAACTTCGAGCACAACGGCATTACCGTCAATGCTTCCGAATCCCCTGAGGCCATGGGTGGTCTCGGTGACAACGTCATTGGCCTGATCGGCACCGCGCCGAAGGCCGATCCGCTGATTCCGCGTAACTCCCCGTTCCGCATTAACAGCTTCACCACCCAGGCGCTGCTCGATCCTACCGGCGCTGAATCGGGCACATTGTTTCACGCGGTGTTCCAGATTCTGAAAGTGGTCAAGGTGCCGGTCTACGTGGTCATCGTCGAAGAGGGGGCGGCCCCGGCGGACACCATCAACAACGTGATCGGCGGCATCGAGCCAATGACCGGTCGCAAACTCGGCCTGGCCGCACTGAGCGGTGTGCCGGAAGACCTGACCATCATTGGTGCGCCAGGCTTCACCGGCACCAAAGCCGTGGCCAGCGAATTCGCCTCGTTCGGCAAGCGCATCAAGGCTCGTGTAGTGCTCGACGGCAAGGATGCCGCGGTCGCTGATCAAGTGACTTACAGCCAGGAGCTGGGCGGCGCAGACCTTGGTTTCGACCGCTGCCTGGTCGTGCACAACATGCCGGCCGTTTACTCCAAGGCGGCGAAGAAAAACGTCTTCCTGTCGCCATCGAGCCTGGCCATTGCCGCGCTTGCCAAGGTCAAGCAATGGGAGAGCCCCGGCAACCAGGTGACCTACGCCGAAGACGTGTCGCGAGTCGTGGAATACAACATCCTCGACACCTCCACCGAAGGCGATCTGCTCAACCGCTACGGCGTCAGCTACTACGCCCGCACCGTGCTCGGCGGGTTCTCGCTGCTGGGTAACCGCTCGATCACCGGCAAGTTCATCAGCTACGTCGGTCTGGAAGATGCGATCAGCCGCAAGCTGGTCAAGGCCGGCCAGAAAGCCATGGCCAAGAACCTCACCAAATCCTTCATGGATCAAGAGGTCAAGCGCATCAACGACTGGCTGCAGACCCTGGTCGCCGACGAAACCATTCCTGGCGGCAGCGTCTATCTGCACCCGGAACTCAACAGCGTCGAGAAGTACAAGAACGGCACCTGGTA